CAAAAGGAATGTTCAAGTTATTGCACTATTGAACCATTTGTAACTACTAATCAAAGCAAAAAGGAAATAGTTGAATCATTGATAGTGGCAAATCAAAACAAAGAGGTTAAATTCTTAAATGTAGATTGGTTAGATAAAGAACTTGAAATGTTTACTTACGACTACAATCCAAAAAGCCGAGTAATTAAATATTCAGCAACAAGTGGTTTTCACGATGACGGAGTTATGGCATCATGTTTAAGTTTTCACGCATACAGTAAATACAAAACAGGCAGATACACAATAATATAATTAAAAGGTACTTTTTAAAATGATGACAATTGAATTACCAAATAGCTGGCATGATATATCAATAGAGAAATTTCCTTTAATATATGATATTACAAGAGATAAAGATATTGATCCTATTGATAGAGAAATTAGAGTTATTTCCATTTTAACAGGAATTACAGTTGCTGAAGTTGAGAAAATAAGAATAGACCAACTAAAAGAACTGATTAAGAATGTAAACTTTATTTTTAAAATGGAGTTTCCTAATTCAGTTGAGATGTTTAAGCACAATGGCTACAGATGGGTAGTAAATTATGACATCACTAAATTAAGTGCTGGGGATTTTATAAGTTTAAGCAAACTAACAGAAAGCGAAGAAAGTATTATTGGTAACTTACCTCAATTAGTTGCAATGTTTGTTAAGCCTTATAAACTTAAATGGCTTAAGTTAAAAGAGGTTGAAATGGATTATGCAGAAAAAGTCGAACATATTAAGAGCATAAATGTAGGCATAGTTTATCCTTTGTGTGTTTTTTTTTGCAAAGTTATAGAAGATTTGTATCCTCATATAGAGGATTATTTGGTAAAACAAATGAACGAAGCGAGAATGACAATGGAGAGCCAATTGAACGAACTGAAGAACAAAAACACTTAGATTATTGGAGTTGGTATGTTACATTGGATAGCTTAAGCGGTAAAGATAGGAGTAAATGGGATTTTTACTTAAATATGAATGTAGTTGCTTTTTTAAATTATTTGAGTTACATAAAAGATAGGAATAAATGGCAAAAATAAACCAACAGCAATTTAGTGAGTTAGATAACTTTTTATCTGATGTAGAAAGTAAGCTAACAGGTGAGCAGGATATTTATTCTCAAAAAGTAAATGACTTTTTAAAAAGAGTTAAAGATAATTTAGAGAAATACAAGTTTAATGCTTCAGAAAATTTATCTCAATCATTAAAGGCATTACCAATTAAACAAAATCAAAACGGTGTAACTGTAACCATTCAACTCGAAGATTACTGGGAAGATTTAGAAAAAGGAACACCAGCAAAAGGATATTCAAAAGAAAACAGAAAAAAGTTACAACCAAAGATATTAGAGTGGATAAGTTATAAACCTGAATTACAAAGCATAGCAGGAGACAAGAAAGGACAAAGGTCTTTATCCTACGCAATAGCAACAAACATTCTTAAAAAAGGAACTATTAAAAGATTCGGATATAAAGGTAAACCATTCTTAACTGAAGAAATCCCACAATTAGAAAAAGACATAACACAAGAATTTGAATAATGGCACTAACAATTTACAATACACCTAACAGCTACGCACCCGTTTATAATCAAATGATTTTTACTTTGAGTAGTACAAACGTTGCTCAATCTAATTTTCGTTACATAGCAGATATTTATGTAAATGGTTCAAGTGATTACACTAGATTAGAAGTAGGCAGAAATCCAAGTAACAACTATGGAACATTTGATGTGGCTGGTATCATTCAAAACTTTTTAACTAGAGACTTTGAAGATAACACAACTACATTTAAACAATGTGTAAACTCAATAGCATCTTATATAGTTCAATTTGGTGAGCAGTATGGGGCCAGTAGTGGAATTACGAACTATCCTAACTTAACAACAAGTTCAGGTTATTGTTTTAACGGGGTGTTCAGTCCTTTAGACTTTTTAGATTTTCAAACTAACACTTATGTACTTCAAAATAGTTCAAGTCAATTTCTTACTGATAGGCCAACATTTGAATCAAGAACAGGCGAAAAACTTATTTTAGGTTTTATGACTGATGCTGCAAATGAGGCAAAGTTTTTAGAGATCATAACTTTTTATGATGAAGGTACAATATTTAATACAGTTACAGTTGCTAATCCTTTTACATCAATAAGCAATAGGCAAGACCGTTCAATCAATGTAAGAGTAGATTATGATTGGCTAACTACATTAGTTAATGCAGACTTATCAAGTGGATCAACACCTATATTCGTTGTTAATTGGGAATACTATGATGTAAGAATTAAAAACAGCACAGGAACGATAGTAAGTGAAACAATAAGAATATATCCTGGCGAAGATATTTGCTCAAAGTACACACCTATACGTTTTAAGTTTATGAATAACTATGGTAAGTATGATTATTATACTTTCACAGGTGCAATGACTAAAAACACCAATATTAAAAGAAACACTTACAAAAGCAATCCAAATCAATGGAGTGGTACTAATTACAGTTACTCAACAACAAGTAGAGGATTAAGTCAATATGAAACAATATTAGACGATACAATTACAATAAATAGTGATTGGATTACAGAAGCTGAAAGCATTTGGTTAGAGCAATTAGTAACAAGTCCTGATGTTTATATTTACGATGGCAGCAACTTAGTTTCTGTCAACATTACAGATAGCAGTTATCAAACAAAATACGAAGCTAGTCAGCAGCTATTTAATTTAGTGGTTTCATTTACTTACTCACAAAACAGAAAAAGACAAAGAAGATGATTTTAACTAAAATTTATATTAATAACGAGCAGATAGATTTAAAAGAAGATGTTTCAATACCTCTTAACTTTAATATTGCTGATATTAGAGAACCTGAAAAGCGTTCTACTACATGGAGTAAGACTGTTATATTACCAGGTTCTACTTTTAACAATGAATTGTTTTCGAATATATGGAATGTTAATGCAGTCATTAATAGTACAGGCACTACTAACTTTACTCCAAATTTTAACCCGAACTTAAAAGCAATAGCAGAAATAACTTACAATGAAGCAACTCAGTTTAAAGGCATTTGTCAACTATTGAATGTTAATGTAACTGATAAATACGAGATTGAGTATGAAGTAGCTTTTTTTGGTGAGTTGCAGAATGTATATCAAAATTTCACAAATGGTTATTTGCGTGATTTAGATTTAAGTGAATACAATCATACATACAGCAAAGATAATCAAGTAACAAGTTGGAGCGCACCAATAGGTATTGGCTATGTTTACCCGATGATAGATTATGGTTTTAGAATAAATACAGAATTTAAAGTAACAGAAATGTTCCCTTCTATTTATGTAAAAACTATAATTGATAAAATGTTTAGTCAAGCTGGGTTTACATATCAATCAGTATTTTTTAATACAGAATTATTTAAAAGACTTATAATACCTTATTCAGGTGGTTCAACTTTACAATTAACAACTGATCAAATAAAAAATAGGACATTTAGAGTTAGTAAAACAAGTTCACAAAGTATAAATATAGATGCAAGTTATACTAATGAAGCTGCAAGCCCTTCAATTCCTTATAATGAAATTATTACATTTCAAGATGAAACAACACCACCAAATTATGATACAGGAAATGTATTTGGATTTAATACAACTTTTCAAGCATCAAAAAGTGGAAATTATAAATTAAAATTTCAATTTCAATTAAATGTAACACATAATTGTAGTACAGCAACAGCTTATATTGAACGTTATTATGAATTAGGAACTATTTATATAATATCATATTCTAATGGCATTGCATCTATTCCTGTAATTTTAAAACCAAGTGATAATTTTCCAAACGTACCTGATTCATTAAATGTTTCTGCAGGTGCAAGTCAAACTGTAACTCAAGGAACTACAACATCAAGCGTAGGTGGTTTATTAGAAGGTTCGTTATTTTTATTTGAAAATGATACAGCACAGGTAATATTTGCACCAGCATTTGGAAGATGTTATAAGGCTACATCAGGATCATTTACATTTCAAAATCAAGCTACTTCATATCCAACTGTTAACATATTAAATGATTCAGTATTTTATGCTTTAATGGAAGATACAACTATAAGTGAATCTGATAATATAGTTATTTCAAATATTTTACCTGATAAAATAAAGCAAAGTGATTTTTTTAACTCTATAATTAAAATGTTTAATTTATTTGTAGAAGTAGATAAAACAAATGCAAATAAACTTATAATAGAGCCAAGACCAACATTTTATAACACATCAACAATAAAAGATTGGTCTGATAAATTAGATTACTCAAAGGAAACTAAAATAATTCCAATGGGTGAATTAAATAATAAAACTTATTTATTCACATACAAACAAGACAACGATTATTTTAATAGTAATTATTTTAATAATTATACAGAAGTTTATGGACAAAAGAAATATGATATTCAAAACGATTTTTTAAAAGGTGAAGTAAAAACAGAATTAATATTTAGTCCAACTCCATCTGTAAACACAATAGGACATGATAGGGTAATTCCTAAAATATACCAGTTAGATACTAATGGCACTATTAAAACTTGTCAATCTAATATTAGAATACTTTATTATGGTGGCTTAAAAGATACATCTTATCCATGGAAACACATAACAAGTACAGGTGGTCAATTTATAAATAATCAATATGCTTATTGTGGTCATTTAGATAGTATAGATAATCCAACTATTGACTTAAATTTTGAAGTACCAAAACAAGTTTATTACTCATTAGAAAAATACACTTTAAATAATCTTTATAATAAATATTGGAAGGATTACATTGAACAGATAGCAGATAAAGATTCAAAATTATTTGTAGGTTATTTCTTAATAGATGAATGGGATATTCAAAGTTTAGATTTTAGAAATACATTCTTTTTTGAAAATGAATATTGGAGATTAAATAAGATAATTGATTATGATAGAGTAAATAATCAACCTACTAAATGTGAGTTTGTAAAGTTAAAAACATTACCACCGTATGAAGATGATAATGGATTTGATACAAATGGTGGTGTTTTAGAAGGTGTTGATATTTCACCAACACAAAGAAACTCATTTTACAATGATAATGTAGTAACTGAAGGCGCAATAGTAAGCGGTAAAAATAATACTATACTTTCAGGCAATGGAGTTATAATAGCAGGAAATGAAAACTTTGTAGGTAATAATAATCAAAATGTTTCAATATTAGCATCTTCAGGAATTACTATATATCCAAGTTCAAATAATGTTTCTATAACAACATCAACAGGTGTAACTGTATTAAGTGGAATTTCAAATATAAGTGTAACAAATAGTTCAGGAATAACAGTAACAGAATCAAATGTAACTTACAATAATGGTATTAAAACATTAAATAGCGTTAATTATAAAAAATATGTTGCTTTACTTAATCAAACGGGTACAAATGATCCAACTGCATACGTTTTAGAAAATACATTAAGTTCGGGAATAACATGGGTTAGAAATACAACAGGAGA